CCACCGCCCCCACCACCTCCGCCACATGCTGACAGTAGGGTTGCACAAACAGTTATTACTAGTAGCTTCATAACCTACACCTTACGTATGATTAGTATTGTGTTATTATAAGGCTACTCGACTAGGATGTCAAGCCATTTCAAACAAATTGCTAAACTGTGTATTAGCGTTTAGAGCTCTCTTGCCTGAGAATCCTCTGTTTCCAACTACTTGCATCCAGAGTGTGCTATGTTTTTCAATAATTGCAAGGCTCTTTTCTTTAGTGGGCTGTGCAAACACTTCGTTAATTATGTCCCTAATAGCAGTGCCAGCACCCAGGTCATTTACTAGCATTCTTGGCATCTTGCCCTGGTCATACAGAACATTTGAGTCTTGTACTGCCTTAATGTGCATCCAGACATTGTGTGCCATCAGTATGGCGTAACTAAAACTATCCCAAGAGGTCTTGCCTTCTTTGCCAATTTTATTGAGGTCACCGTTGGCATAAATGCAGACATCTTTCAACTGTATGCCTTGGGTTACTATGCTGTCAGTAAAGTTATCAAATAACCCATCCTGTAACACTGCTGACACAAATGGTCGTGTATCGTTATGATACTTCTTGTCATCAACACAGGGACGCATTCTGTATACCCATTTACCCCGGTCTGGATGTTCGTTTACAGTGTACACTTGTCCGTTGGCTGTTGCTAAGAAGGGACTCGCACAATCAAAACTTAGAGTAAATTGTGGGTTGTAATTTTCTCTAACCGCACGTTGTGTATCTGTTAGGACACATGCCCATTCTAGTCTACTTGTACCTAAGATATGCATCCAGTCATGTGTGCCGGGTAGTAGTAAACCATCATAGTGTAGCGTTACAAGACGTTTTAGAATAAGATGCAGATCACACATATTCTGACCTCCCATGCCCCAACCGTTAAAGTGGTCATTGGGATACTGTTTTGGGTCACAGTACTTCTTCATTAAACTATACCAATGGTCAGCATCAGTGTGGTTACTGCCTTGAAGCACATTTAAGAATTTACAGGCACCTGTTCTGTTCTTAATAAAGTACTCGTTGTTAAATTGTGTTATGTCGACAGCCTGTTGGTATGTTTTAATATTTGTCTTTGCACTTGCTTTTTTGTCATGCACAGTCCAAGTAGGAATATCAAGTGTCATTCCATAATCACAAACTGAGTCTAACCAGGTCAACACCTGTTTACGTTTTTTACTTGTAGCTTTATCTGTAGTGTCGGGCCAGTTGCCTTCCCAGGTGCCCTTTGCAATCTGAAAGCCACCTGAATCACCTACGATGAGATTCTTTTTCCTGTCACGACGTGTTACCATCCAGTCTTTAGGATGGTCTTTAGCAACATCTAACACTGCATGTCCTGCACTATATAATGCTTGATTGTAGGTAAACATTCCTTCTTTTTCATTAAGGAAGTTTAGACTTTCCACACCATTTTGGAAACTACTGGGCACTCTAGCAGGATCTACATAGTTGCCTGTCTCTTGTTGTTTACCTACAAATGCCGTATAAAAACTACTAAGCGCAGGCAAGTAGACTGCGTAGTCTTTTTGTTTAGCAGACAAGTTGTCTTGTTCAATCGCCATAAAAATGCACTATGTTATCCATAAATTCGTAATCTTGTTCCATAGTCTTTAAGACATTCATGTATTCTACGTTGTTTTCTCTTAAAAGTCTATTTAAATGTTGTTTTACTCTGCCGTTCCAGGAACCGCCTGTTGAGACATGCACTGGCTTTTCACTTGATATATTGTTAGGTATATTTAGAACAGTTCTGAAGTACTCTGAAATTTTAAAGTTAAGCCCTTGTTCCTGTCTTAAGAACACACATTTTTCTAACGGTACATTCTGTAAAAAGAATAATTGGCTTTCAGTATGATCATCAAACGATACTCTTTGTGCTAATAACTTTAGAGTTAACGGATTATTCAAGTATTCAAATATGCCTTCGTGATCGTTAAAATATTCACCAAAGTATTCTGCTATACCACTTAACCATCTATCATAAGGATCTCTCATAACAACAATGAACTTTTCTACGTCGCTGACTGGCATCATATCAGAGGGATTATCCGCAACCCAGTCTCCTAGTTGTAAAAATTTATTTTCCCACCCTAGATTAAGTAAATGAGTCTTCATAAAACTACTCGCACACTTTGGTGTATTAATATACACTACCGGTTGGTCAGGACACTTGTAACATTGTCCTACTGTGTGTCCTTGTCCACTATAATAAGTGAGTCCTACACTAGGAATGTATCCATGTAGTATGCTTGTTCCTGAGTTAGAAGAATGTTCAACTCTTATCTTGTCAATGAAGTACGTCACTACGCAGGAGAACTGTTGTTAAGTTCTATCACTTGGTAAGTGCTGGAATAATGTAGTTATATACTGCAATACCGCTATCTACTGTAAGCATAGCCGCTCCTTCGTCACTAAATTTGATAGTTTTGTCACCAATAAGACCCAGTATTGCTGTAATAGGTGCTACGGGCCATGACCAAGGCTTGGTAACTTTGCCTTCAATATCTGCGGCAAACACAAAGTTACCTGCGTGACTTGTTGCTTCACCAAAGAAGAATTTTAAGTCGTTGCCTTCTGACTTAGCAATAAAACTTGGGTGTTCTGCATTAGCCTGTGTCTGAAATTTAAAACGCTGGATACTGGCGTCGGTAGGACTGAAGTCTACATTCCATTTAACACCCCTAAACTTAATTGTTTTAAGTTGTTCCTCAACAACTTCTTTACTCATAAATCTGTAATCGTTTTTAAAGTCACCTTCGGCATTCTCAAAACTAATACCTGTTTTAACAGTCTCACCGTTTTTGTCTTGTGTACTAATTGAAATGTTAGGGTTGTCTTTGTACTCTGGAATGCCTAAAATAATATTAAGTTTGCTCAGGTTAGGCATACCAAACGTGCCTTCGAGCTCTTTAATAGGCTTTTTAAATGTACCCTCGATAATAACAGTCTTGTCTTCTGCTATAGAATTAATTTTTGTTTCTGTTGCAGTACCTTGCACTTTAAGTTTGTTTACATTACCAAGTGCAAATGTATGCGATACTAGGTCTAATAAGTTATCTTTCATTGAATGTTCTCCTTTAGGGATATTATAGTTGATATTGAGGTAGAAAGCAAGAATTATTTGTTATTTTTTTCGGGCTTTTTTTGCCAGGTCTAAATTTTCTTGTCGTTCAAGATCAATTTGTTCCTGTGGTTTGCGTTCTTCTGTTAAAAGAGTCTGCGTTTTATGTTCCTTAACACTATTGAGATCCAGTCCTACTTGTTCAAATACAATCTCTAGTGCCTTTTCAATAGTTATGTTGTGTTTTTTTCTATACTGTATGACTGCGTCAAACCAGTCTGGTTTATGTCTCTGTAGGTCAAAACGTGTCTGTGCATCTAGGGAAACTCTTAATTCTTCTTGAGCCCTTGCTACTACACTTATTGGATCTTCGTCTGGATCTAAAATTTGAATTACTGAGCCCATCGTCTGGTGAGCTTTACAGGTTGATATAACACCAGGCTTACGCACCTCTACCCAACTTACTGTTGGGTCGTAATCCTTGCTGGTTATAATCTCAAATCCTAAACTCTCTAATAAAGGCAAAAGTACGTGTTTGGGAGTATGACACATGAAAGCATTTTCTACCATTTCAGCACCTTGCCATCTGTCAGAGTTGTTATAACTGAATAGCAAGACTCCACCTGGTCGCATTACTTTAGAAATTTCTTTAAGATACTCTTTAATTCCTTCCAGTGGAAAATAGTTAAAAATGTTCCATGCTAACACAAACCCCATCTGTTGTTGTGGTAAGGCACTTAGGTCATAGTTATTTTTAATAAGATAAGGTCTAAGTCTTTTGGTAGCGTAAAACTCATTAAACTGTTTTTTGGTACTGTCTAAGAATTCCTGATGAATGTCAACAACATATAATGGGTCTCCTGCAATTAAGTGTTGTGTAAAATCACCGTCTCCAGGACCTATCTCTAACGTAGGGTAGCGCCAATCTACATATGTGTATATTCTTGTTTTAACAACTTCTCTGACATTATCATACATGTACAACTTACGTATGTCCCTGTTAGTAGCAACATCAGCTAATTTGTGTTGCGATTCATACATGTCGTAACTGTCTATATAATACTGTTTGCCCCATTCAGATATTTTCTCATCTAAGTCTTGAATTTTAGTTCGTTTGTGCTCATCTATTTTCCTTAGATTTGGTAATAGATTCCTATATTCAGACTTTAGGGATTGGAAGGTGTCTGCTTCAGGCAGCCTAGCAGGAACCATTGCTAGTTGATTAACATGTGCAATGGCATCATTAATAGCATCTTCAATTATTTTATTATTATGTTTTTGAAGATCCTGCTTTAATTTGAGTAACTGACTGAGTCGCATACATAACTATTTATCGTCAATAATTATTCAAAATCAAATAAACTGTCAAATGTAGTAGTTATTCCTGTATAATTAGGAATATCCCAGTCTAGTACTCCTAGTAAGTTTTCTACTTTTTGGTCAACAATAGTGGCCTCCATCAAGTCGTCATCGAACGGCAAGTCTTTAAACCACTGTGGAATATGTGATTCGTCTGTGGGATAAGCAACACTAGTATATCCTAACGGATTCTGTTTAAGTTTACAAACAATAACTTTCATACCGTCAACAATCTTCTGACTGTAATTGTCGCTCATCATTTTACATAAGTTGTTCCAGTTCATACTGGCTCTTACGTGTCCGGGCATGTTTGCTCTGCCCTCACGTTTCTCAGCGGCTGAGTACTTGGTTAAGTTGTTGACACGTTTAGGTGTGCCTTTTTCCCATGCTGGACGCTCTCTAAACGCAACTTTAAACTCACGTACCGTGTCGTATATTTCCTCTTTTTTAGCACCTGTTAGTGTGGCTAATAATATCTCGCTTAGGAACTTCTGTACTACAGGAGGAGTGTCTGACCGTTTTAGGTCAAGTCCCATGGCTTTTACTTTGCCTGGCTTGCCTTCAGTATCTAACCTGTACCCTTCCATGTCATATATCAGTGCCGCATAACGCTTCTTCTTAATGTACAAGCCTTTAGTAGCAACAAGTTCCCTGTTACCTTGGATAAGTTCTCCCATGTGTTTTGGACAATGAAATGCTTTTGCCATAAACTTAGGAAAACTCTCATTAAGCGAACTACTAATTTGATCATATAGTTGTATAACTACATCTTTATTCCAGGTTAATCGACCTGCCTCAACATCTTCCTTAACTGCGGGCCACATAGTAAAATAAACAGAGTCTGTATCACCATATATAATGGCTTCACCAGTATGATCGTACACACCCATTATGCATTCATTTGTAAACGCATCCATGTGTTTAGCAATACTTCTGCCAGTCAGTGTAGTTGATTGTCCAATACGTTTGTCAAAAAATCTACAACCTGGATTAAGGATAGCACCGTACAAACTGTTCAAGTTAATCTTCTTAACCAACTGTCGTTTGTCCCAGAATGCAATGTCCTCTGTGTCTGTTGCTTCTTTCTTCTTTGCCTGTAGTTCTTGACGTTCTGCGTACCAACGTTCTAACAGTCCAGGAATAATACCTTTCTTTTCGTATGTAAAGATAGTGCCGTTAGCACTCAGTGTCCAACTTTGATTACAGTCAAATAACATCTTCCAGAGTTCTGCACCTGTATGTACGGTGCTTTCACCATTCGCCCAGTCTACTGTTATCTCAGTGCCTGCTTGCATTTCCATAACAGCAGTATATTCCAGTGACGCAAACAATCCGTCCCAGCTGTCTGTGAAAGTTTTACCTGCGACACGTTTCTCGTTCAAGTAACTGTCTGTCATAATAGGACGTAGTTGTCCCACGACAGTTTCTGATCCCATGTTTAAAGCACGAATAGCACTAGGATACAGTGAGTTAATATCAATAGCACCCACCCAGTCATGCATGCCTTTTTTAGGTTGTGTAACGTAAGCACCTGCCGCTTGTGTATTTTCTTCTTCGCCTCTTCTCGTGCGATTAGGAACAACCATACCCAGCTGATGTGCTTCGTTAATAATTGCCTGCTCTGTGACAGCCACAGCACCCATTGTGGTTGGTAGTAGCACTGTGTTGTCGTGTGCAAGGTCGTTTGCTAAATCTAAAAACCTTAGTTTCTGATCCAACTTAAACAGCAATGCAGTATCCTGCCTGTTATATTCAATAAACGTTTTAAAGTCCTGATTATATAACTGATCCAGCGTACCTTCGTATTGAGTCTTACGCTCATCTAGTTCATACTCACCGATTGCGTCTAGTGAATAACTATGGCGTTCCTCATATGTGTACTTACGATAGAGTTGCATGTAATCTAGATGCACTCTGCCAATAAGATCAAATGTCAGATTTTCTGCACCAAAACGTTCAAAGGTGCGCTTCTTAGGATATTGCCCCCATAGACAAAAACGTCTGGTATCATTTTTACTTAATACCTTATTAATACGCAAAACAGTGTAGGGAATATCATAACCTTCTGAGTTCCAGCCACTAAGTATGTCTGCATCATCTATTAAGTTTAAAAACTGATCCAACATGTCTGCTTCGTCAGTAAACATGAATGTATCATCAAACTGGTTTGCCACATCTTGTGCTTCTTCCCAACTCATACCCTTAGGTGGGATTGCAAGAGTAATTAGTTTGCCAAGCCAGTCTAAGTAAACTGTTATTGCAGTTATTTTGTTAAACGGATCACTGGGCGGGCTAAATCCTTTCTCAGGATCAAAGTCAACCTCAATATCGAAAAAACATGTTTGTAGTTTGGGAGCGTCTTGGCCCAGATAGTTTTCTTCTAGACAGCGATAAACTACATTAACGTCCGACTCCCAGAGCTTTTTGTTACCGCCTTGTATTCTTTGCTCTTTGTGGAATTCTTTGCCGTTACGTGTATTGAATCTACTTACTGGTGTGCCGTATATAGTTCGATGTTTGCCTTTAGGGTCATCATAATAAAATACGTAATTGGCAGGAAACTCGTTGTAGATTCTCTCACCATTAATACGTTCTACGACGTGTATTCTATCTGTGTCTTTGTCATGAAATGCGTCTATGTAACTCATATGTTTATTGTACTATAATCGGTAAAGGGGAAGTCTATCGAATAAGTTTTCATTGCCAAGACATATTACCACCATCCAGATGCTACACCATATCCAAATATGTTAACACATGCAAACCAGCTAGTTAACAAAAACGGAAAAGGTAACCTTCTACGCAAGTATGCTATTGCACCCGTAATACACCCAACAAAGAAGCCGGGGTATATCACAATCATATTCGGGGCGTCTGCTGTAAACGCCAAGGTTGCACTAGCACCAACTGTTGTAACAAAACTAATTAGTTCAAGATAGAACGCTATGTGGTCACTTTTATAACTGTTAACCCAAAAGTTTTTGATGTTTCCCAATTAGAGTGTCTTGCCGACAGTTTCTAGGATATTTACAGTTTCTTCGTGGTCTTGAGTAGTTTCACCAAGTTTTGATTTAAATGCAATTCTAATTGCTTTTTTAAGCACTGAAGGTTTAATGTCCATAGACTCTGCTACTGCTTTAATAGTATCGCTAAGACCAGCATTAAGGTCTTCGACTTCTTGCATAACTGCAATGCCTTCGTTAATAACCTGATTAAGTTTTGCTTTTTGTTCAGTGTTATAAATTTTCATTAATTTTCCTTGATTAAGTGTGTTGGTAATTCTTTTGTAGGATCAAGCCTAATACTAAACGATATTCTAACAGAGTCTTTAGGATTTGTAAACCTATGAGGTACTTGATTATTCATTATTATAGGTTTTACTAGTTCGTATCTTGAATGCTCGTGCCACTTTTTTTCTGTTAAACAATCATTATACACATGTCCGTTACCTAAGTCAACTAGATTAATCTTCAGATCATCTGGTTTGTGATAAAATATACATGAAGTGCCTAGACAATTTGCTATGGGAAAATTAATAGATACACCAGCTTCGTCTATATCAGTGTGTTTGTAGTCGGGATCGTCATGCGGGCTTGATACAAAGAATATCATATAAGCTGGATATACGTTGTTACGCTTCATCCATCGTGTAAGTAACGGGCAGTTGTCTACAAACCCCTGAAGATCCATCCGCACAAACGTATGATATGCCCCTGCTATTGCTTTTTTCACAATCCATTGTAGATCCTGACTTGTGTTGTAATAACGCTGTATGTCATGTGTTACACGCTCATCACAATCCAGCCAGTTCCAGTACCACATTTAACTATTCTCCGGTGGTTTAGGGTGCCCGTACCAACTTTCATACCAATCAACTCCCCATCTTATAGCATCTTTGCTGGTGTCCCAGCCTTTCATTAATTTAAAAGGCACGGTATCTGGAGTACATCTCACAGTCATTGATATACGGAGTCCTTCTCCGGTATTTGTGAATACATGCGGTATAGTGTTAATGCATATTGTGGGTGTGTGTAAACTGTATTTTGTTAGTTGTACCCAGTTGTCGCTATAACAAACAATGCGAGTTTTATGGGCATGTTCGTCAAGCAATACACTTCTTACATTATTGTTGGGTTCGTAGAATATTGTTTCAGTGTGATCACAACCAGATACAGGAAAGTTAATTCCTACGCCAGTAGTGTCTGTGTCTATGTGGCAATGTTTTAAAGTATAAAACGGAGCACTGATTAGATATCCTATATAATCTATCTTAATCTTTGCAACATCTTCGCACCAATATGTAAACTTAGGACATTTTTCAAATACGTCCTCTGTTTTTAACTTTACAAAACCGTTGTCTTGTTCATAGATTATTTTTTGTACTTCTTTTTGTAAACTGTAACTGTTTCTATAATAATCTTTAATTTCTAGAACCATATCTGGATCTATATTATCTATGTGGTTCCATACATACATACGATTTTAACCTCCTTTGTTCTTGTTGAATAAATTAAATTACGAAGGTGCAATTGTGCCAGTTGACTTGATCGTAGATAAACTACTGCCTGGGCGTTGTTGTTGTGCCTGCTGTTGTGCTTGTTGTTGTTGTTGCTGTTTACGTACAGCAGTACTGCTGATTCGATTATACTCATCAGCTAACTCTGGGTGCTGTCCCATACTTGTCACTAACTGTAAATAAGGTGCGTCTCTATATGTTTTAGAGTCAGATGACTGTTCTTTACGAGCAATTTTACTTGCTAGTGCTTTAATGGCGGCTCTTGTGCCAGCATCTTGTGTAATAGCCATAATTGTTTCAGCGTCAGGACCTAATTGTGCTAGGTCTGTATCGGTGGGGGTGTCTGGCAACGGTCTATTTAACGGTGCTACTGGACTCTGGTCTTCAAACAATTCTCTTATAAGCATAGTAGTATTTATCGACCTTGGACTCTGTGTGCCTTAGTGACCATTTGTTTAATTCTTGCCATTTTTAATTTCCTTTATTAATAAGAATATTTGATGTCCGACCACCAGTGTTTGCCTTTGCTTATTGCCTGCATCCATCTATCGTAGTCAGTCTGAGATGCACCATCTATATAGTACTCTCCACCACCTTTGGTTTTCATTCTAACAGCGGTACCACCGTTATCAAAAACAAAATAATCCAAGTCAGTAATCCAACTACTGGCTACTGGCTCTTCACGTATTATTTCGCTTGCTCGCATGTTCTTCTCTACATTTTTCACAATGGCATTCCGAGCAGTAATCACAGTCCTCATCTACACAACTGTGTCCACAGTGTGCGGGATGCCAGCACCCTCTACAAATTGTAATTTCTTCTACTATTAAGGTCATTTGGTAACAACGTTCTTGGCTTTGCCAGTTCGGTTTTTGTTTGGGTCTTCTCTGCTCAACCAGGGAGCAGGCGTGAGCATAGTTTTGCGTAAACGGTCATTAGGCTTAGGTAGCATATCCAAGCGAGCCTGAAACTGCGCAAAGGCGTCTGGGCTGGTCGCCATGATCACCTGGTCGAGCAGATCGCAGCCTTTCCAGCATTTTTCTGTTATAAAGTCTGTTATTCTCATTTCTATTCTATGCCTAATCCATTTTTTTAAAGTCTAAGGCCTAGCGTATTGCGCCCTCAGTAAGCGTAGTGCTTTTCCAATAATCGTAGCGGCTCTTTGAGGACCAACACCTAATTCTTCGCCTATTTCTTTGTAGGTCATGTTATGCATGAACCGCATTTCAATTGCGTCTACAAGTCTGTCACTATTAACGGTTTTACTATTACTAAGGCTAGTTAACAACTTTTTAACATCTAATTTGTTATCAAGCTCTACGTTTTCGTTGCTTTTCTTTTTACCCGTATTGCCCCAGTTCTTGGCACCAACTTTACGGCACTTAAGTAATGCACCACCTGCGTATGCATTGGGCCACACTTTGTAACGTGACTTGACCTTATGGTAGCAAGCGTCTTTCTCGCCTGCGGCTTCATCAAACTGTGCCTCTGTTACTAGTTCTGAGTTATCAAACTTGTCAAACTCTTCTGATAACTCATCTTCTTTAACTTCACCCACAAGTTTACCCTGGAAAGGATGTTTAGTATAAGGACCATCATACTTCTTTTCGCCCTTACTGGGCCTGTCAGATCCTTTAACCTGGTCTTTATGACTAGACTTAATGCTGTCCATACCTTCTAGTATTTTGTAGATATCGTTACTCATTATCGTTTAATAACCTTTTTCTTATCACCTGGGCCGCCACTAGCAAATCCGTTGCCGCTCATACTGGTTGCAACTCCACCTGCTGTAGTAGTCTCACCTAACTCTAATTCTGTTTCAACTTCAGGCTCAACTGCTTCTACTGGCATCTCACCGTTAGATAACATTTCATATTCTAAGTAATGCTTAACAGCACCCAAGTAGTCTGCGGCTTTAGTAATCTTTGCTTGAACCCATGCTTCTAAGCCTTGCTCTTCGCTAATGCCTTTTAACATGTTGTGTAGTTCAATAGCATACTTTGCTGTCTTATATAACTGCCCACGAGCCATTTGGATCTCATGATCCTGCTCGCTTTTGGCAGCCATGTCGCTTAAAATGCCTTCTTCAATAATGTCTGTTGCTTTCATTTTACTAACCTTTTTTTGTATTTATGCTACCGTAAACTTAAGACTATTTGTTTCTTTACCAGCGATCCAGATGTTACACACATCAAATGTCCCTAATTCAGGATTAATGTTCTCAACAACAAATTCACTTTCTCCTGCTGGTAGTTCTACCTTTGACAGTTCACGCACGAACGCTTTTGTGTTATCAAAAGTATATGTGCGCTCTGTTAGTAAATCTCCGTTACAGTACAACCTGTATGTCGGTGGTGCCTTAGACCATTTACATAGTAAATCAAACTGTATGTCCACTACTTTCACTTGTTTATAGCCCTAAAGATGGCACTTTCACCTGCAATGCCGCCGCTAGGACTAAACCTAACTGGCTTAACTGTTTGTGTTGATCCGGTTGTTACTACTGGCCTCTGTTGTGCTTGCTGTTGTCGCTTACGTTCTTGTTCTGCTTTTTGTGCTTCTTGTTTCGCCGTCGCTTCTGCCTTTTGTGCTTCTTGCTGTGCTTTCCTAGCATCTGCATCTGCTTGCCGTTGCGCTCTTTGCTGATCTGTTACGCCTACTGTTTGCTTTGATCCTATTGTTGCTTGACCTACAGCACTCCTAGGGGCAGTTGTTTTAGCGGCTGGTACGTTTGCGTTTGTTCGACTTAATACTCCGTAAGCATCACCTATCTTATTGGTTGCTATGTTTATATTTCGTGCTGTGTTAGTATCAAGCGTTGTGCTTTTATCCACAATAGGCGCCGGGACTTTTTGTATATCCTGTAGACTTGGTGCAGTATAACGCAACTTTTCTATAGCGGCATTTCTTGCCTGAATACTTGGGTAGTTTTGTGTCAATGCTTTACTAATTTCACGAGCTTGTGCAGGGTCTACTAATACCTTACCACCTTCAATGTCACTCAGTGTCTGTTGGTGTTTGATATCCAGTAATGATCTTGGTTTAGCATCTGGGATACTTGTTGGTCCAGTACCTGGTGTAATATTCTTTCTTTGCTGGGCAGTGTTATTTTTAGACTTTTCAAAGTCACCAACAACTTTTGCCTTTTGCCCATCACTTAACTGGTTATAAATTCTAAGTTCTTCATCTTTGTAACCTGGATTAGGATAAGGGTCAACTTTAGGTGTTGCTGGAAAGTCCTTTGATATGTCGTCTACTTCAGGACCTGTTGGTGTTGTGCTTACAACAGGCTTTTCTGGTGTAGTACCAGGACCAGACTTCATAAAGTCGTCGGTTCCAGCTTGACCAGCAGTACTCATGTCTACTTTAGGTTCTACAGTAGGTTCTACAGTGGGTTCTACTTCTTTTCTAAGGGCGTCAATGTCTTTAGTGACAGTGTAGTTGCCTTGTTCTTTTTGTTTTTGATCTGCTTCTTGATTTCTTTTTTGCCAGTCTGTAAGTTCCGTTGGATCAGTAATTACACCACCTTTCCAACTCTGTGTAGGATCTCCACCTTCTGCGTTAGTCTTATCCCACTGCTTCATTTGTTGTTCTTGCTGTTCTAAAGAACCTTGACCAAAGGTAATACCTTTTGTTAACTTTTCGTTGCGTAATGCTTCGTGTCTCTTGGCTTCAGCACGAGCGGCATCTGCTATTTCAGTATTGCCCATTTTTTCTTGCTGATTCGCATAGGCTTCAGCACGTCTACGGTTTAGGTCATCGTCTGCAATACTTGTTACATCGTCTTTGCCTTGTAACAATGCACCTTCTTTGTCTCTGAGATACTTAGTGTCATCTTTCGTAAGTGTGCCGGGACCCTCTACACCACCTGCTTGCATGGCTTTGTTAAACTGTACTGCGTTCGTTAATCTGCCTACATCTGCTTGTGCTTTTGCTACTTCTTCCTGTGTGCCGTTTAACGTGATTGCTTCAAGTCCTGCTTGTGCATCGTCTAGTTCACGTTGTTTTACACTTACAGAATCAGGCAAGGCTGTTTTGCCTGCTTGTGCGTACTTGTTGCTGTCGTCAGCAGGTTCTTTTTGTGTTGGAGTCGTTAAGTTTAATTTTGCACCAGCTTTAATGTTGTTAGCATCCTTAATTTGAGGATTTGCTTTCATTAATGCGCTAACAGTAGTGCCATTGTTTTTAGCAATCTTACTTAGCGTGTCGCCTGGCTTAATACTGTACGCACTGCCAGCCGATCCTGCTGGAGTTGTTGTGCTTTGTGTTGCACCAGCGGAATCTGCTCCACCTAACTCTGCATTAATAGCATCGTCTCTTGCCTGTTTTGTGTCGCTCTTAGCAACATTATTTGCCGCCCGTTGGGCTTTTCTGTTATCCGGATCAAATCCTTTATCAGTAACTACATTTCCAAATGCATCGTATTCTGGGGTAGCAGGCTCTGCCGCCCGGGGTGTTGTAGAAACTGTTGGTTGCTCCGCTTTAAGTTTTTCCTGTTCTTCAGGTGGAACAACTTTTGCAATTTGTTTTTTAGTAATAGCCTCTTGTTTTAGAATCTTATCTGTATACTCAGGGTCAGTTGCGTATCCTGCTTTTTGTAAAGCAGCCATGTACTCTTCACTGTTCTTAGCATCGAATACGCCTGCTTCTGTATATCTTGGGTTACTTTTAATAAAATCTACATAGTCATCTACTGCGTCGTCTACGTTGTCATAGGATCTAAACTTATCTTTGATGTTTACTTTCTCACCATCTTCATATTCAGATGTAGCAACTTCTTTACTGTCACCTTCGTAACCTTTATCGGCTTTAATACCAAAAAAGTTATTATCGCCAGAAACTTTAGAACCCCATCCACTCTCAAATCCCCATTGGGTAATTAACAACTCAGGTGGAATCTGTAATCCTAATTTGCTAACTGCCTTTAATGCCATGGGATACATGTTTTTATAAAACTCGTCCCTGCTTGCAAAAGAACCATCCTCTCGTTGTGCTTCAGATAATCCTAACGCTTTTCTGTTCTTCTTAGAAGTATCAGGCTTTACGTCAACAGTGACACTGTGACTATACCGTGGATCTTTTGTTTGGGCCTTGCTGGCTACTACGCCAACGCCATAGGATTCTTTAAAGAGGTCAAAAACATTCATTTATTAGCACCATTAATTATATACTTGTATTTATTACATGTTTTCCAAAAGCCAAATATAAAAAGGTGAGGTAAATTTTAAGATATATGTGCCGTTCCAGCCTAAATCAACACATTCTGTCAAGGTTTCGTGCTGTTTGGGATCTTCTGGAACAAATGTACTACAAGTATGTTTAATGTGCTCTAAGTTAATGTTGTCTATACTGATACTGTTAATGTGTAGTTGCATGTCTTTCAGTATCTCTGTTTTGTCCTCGTTTTGTACACAATCTGAATCTTCTTTATTAACTAGTTGTATCTGCAATTCGTGATCGCCCTCAGATAATTCGTGATAAAAAGAACATTCCTCTGTGCCACCACAAACCCCTTGTGTTATTGCGGTGTCATTTAACGTAACCACAAACTCTGGCTTCTTGTCCCAATGTGTCGAACGTAATGATATATTAAATCGCAGTTTTTCTTTACTCATAGTATAATAAATCGTCTTTGTTTAGTTTTAAGTATGCATCTGACAGACTTACAGGGTATACAAAGAAAAAGTGTTTCTCTTCGCCTGCTTTTATCGACACATTTTCTGCTAAGTCTGCTAGGTTTTTGCCTTCCCAGTCAGAAATAGGCACCTCTGAGTCTAGTCTAAGAAACTCTATTTCTGAATCATCAATAGCACGTATCACAATGTGATTATTACCCCACACTATGTCTACCTTCACATTGAATTGATCTCCAGCCACACTGTGTATTTTTTGCAATGTGTTATTATGACTAATCTCAAGGTTACCGGTAGATAACATGCTTAGTTTGATAATATAGTTACTTCTTGTTAGGTGCTCTATATTCATATGTTCCTACATGTCCTAAGTCTATGCCTTTATGTATCCAAACTTTACCACCTATCGACCGCCAACGTAAACAAAACGTCCAGTCTTCACTGAGGTAGTATCCTTCTTTGCTTATGTCTGTATCAAATAATGCATACAAATACGGGTTATACTGTGCCCCTAGCCCAACGTTGTCGGAGTATTTGGTTTTAGGAAAGTTGTCTATCATCTTGTTAAAAACATCACGCTTAATTAACATAAATCCTGTACCTGCTGTGTTGACTTCTACTAAGTCACCTTCTAACTCTCCGCTGGTTAGTTCATTTATCACAAGTTGTGGAGGCATTTGTTTGACAGGATATGCTCCACAGCAAATGTCTTTATCTGCTGTAAGTAGTTTTATTATATCGTTTGGGTTAAATCTAATGTCACTGTCGATAAACATTAAATGTGTTGCATTGGTGTTATGTAAAAACTTACCAGCTAGGTTGTTCCTCGCTCTAGGTATTAGACTTTCGTTGCCCATTGTGTCTAATGTCCAGTTAAGATTTACTTTGCTGGCTTCTATTAGAAACTGCAATAAACTATTAAAACACGACACATGCATCATACCATTAAATGCTGGGATAGCAATCTGTATGTGTACCTTACTTAAGTCTGTCATAATGACATTTTATCTATTAGGTTAGTTAACTTTTTACTTTTGCTACTTAACAGTAGTTCCTGATTGTGTTTAAGCACCGGAGCCATTTTTATCATAAGGTCCTGGTGTTGCTCATGCGTAAACTGACTAAGTTGCCACACAAGTTTAAATACATAATACATTCTTTTCTCATCATTTACAACCCTATCATAGTCCTCATTTATCCAGTTACCAAATGTTTTATAACCCATATCTTTAAGTAATAATAAACTTCCTGGAGGACCTACTATAACAAATGGTTGTAAGTTTAGTATGGGTTTAAATGTTTTCTCTGTTAAAAATCCGGTCCATGATGCAAAGTGTGTTTCTGTAACTATGTGCCAGTATGCATCTTCATAAAATTTACGTTCAATATGTTTGTGGTCATTATGTTTGTCGTCTGTCAAGTAGTCTGCATATATAGGCAAATGCATACTAAAATTGTCTAAAATTAGTCTTGTTTTGGTAAACCACTTATTCCAGCCATACACAGGGTCATTGTTCTCATCTACGCTCAGTGTGCTATAGTTTTGGTTAGTGTAACTAAAATATGCATCGTTAGTAAGTCCATGATAGTGTAGACTGCCTGCAAACAATCGCCTAAAAGGTTTGTCCATTCTGTTTAACAATGTAAACTTTTTACTACGTTGATCCAAGTTTATATGCTTAACGTAGTCACTGTTATTTAGATGTAGATATCTGTAATATAGCTCGTCGTCTGGGATATAATAATAGCCAGGTATATCAGTTACAAGTGCATTTGCACACACCATTTTAATACTTTTGCGTGGTATACTATATTGATTACTTAGTATTGTGAGGTGCCCTGCTATGTCTAACATAACATCGTCTCCCTCACTGTAGTAGAATACAATATTTAATGCGTGTTCCCTTACTTTTTGCAAGGACTCTGGTCTAATTAACGCAAAGTAGTCAATACTTTTGTCGTATATGTTTAAGTTAATTGGATAGATACCATCTGCACCCTGGTAGTCATCTATCAATATTTCTTGGTATGGGATCTGATCCGCATCAAGATATCGCAGAAATCTAAACTCAAAACTATATGGTGGTTCTATACACAGGTCCCACCACTCTTTTGATTTGGGTTTTATATCCAGACGTTGGATAAGGTTAGGTACGAAACCGTACTCGCTCCTACGATCATATACTACAGTTAGCATTAACTATTAATTTAGATATTGAACTTTAGTTATTGTACCAGCTTGGAAATCAGTTACTTTAGCACGTATCCAGACAAAATTACCAGTAAAGGTAAATGTTGTTGCTGTACTTTGAGCCGTACTGTCATTACCTAGTATTACGTTATCCACATCGAACCAATCAGAATCTACAGGTTCAGTTGCTAGTGTAGCCTGTATGCGAATAGTTGCTTCCAGAATTGTTGGGAACATAGCAACCGTGTGACTGCCATCAGCATAGCCGTAGTAGCCATCACCTTTGTGTTTGTCGCTGGTAAAACTCAGACTACTACCATCGTAGTTGCCTACGGCTGAACCAAACGTTGTGCTAGGGATAAGTGTAACTGTTTTCTTTGCCATTAATTTTTCGCTATTTCAACTATAACATTGTCACCTACAAGTTCTTGCACTACTGCTTCTAATGAAGTGAGAACTTCTTCTGGTAATAATATTTCATCAGGATCACTATCCTTTTTGAGTTTGCTTAAAGCAATAACGACATGTTGTTCTTGAATTTTAGCCATAGTTTACCTCATTAATATACTTATTTATGCTGTTAATGCACTAACTTATAAACTTGGTTAGTTGTACAAGCATCAGGGCATATTAGATTTATAAAGTCTAATATACCAGGATCATTACAGTAAAAGTAAGTAATTGTATGCCATCCATGCCCACGTGTCTGAAGCTCATGTTTAAGCGAGTCCGGGTACGTAACGCTGTCTTTGCCTAAAGTATCTAGATACTGTAAAATTTTAGGTCCATGGTGTCTGACATGATGTGTTAGCCTTAGATAAACCTTATAATTGTATGGTACCTTACTATTTAAAATTACATTAGGTTTCAGACTCTTGGCATGTTTGCTATCAACTACCCCAGAGACTTCCAACAGTCGTCGATCTAGACTAGAAAGACGTTGTACTACCTCTTGAAGCACTATCTCGTCATTATGAAATAAACTTATGTTTGGCTCTTGTACCCTAAACTGAATATCCGTTTCCATTTTTGCTTTTTTTAGTAGTTGCAATGTGGTTGGGTCAGCCAAATATATTTCCATTTTTGCTTGGCGTTCCTCTATTCCTTTATGTTGATGGTATGGTTGTACCAGCAACTTGTTTATTGATGCATGTTGTTTTATCCTACGTTGCACATACGTTATTGCATCTATGTCCTTATACATAGAACTTACCCAGCTAGACAAATAGTTACCACCAGGCACGTATAACTTTACCTTAAAGGCATACTTGTTCCAAAATAACTTATTAGTTCGTAACAGTTTAACCCTTGGGTTTAAACTGGTCCAATACAATGAGTCCATCTTTTTTTACCGTCGATGATAACATTTTGTTGTCTGTCTCAAACACTAACTCACCGTCAACAACATCTACTTTAATTGTAGTGCCAGCACCACAATTTTCAAATAGTATCTTTTTAGACAATGGTACTTTAATCGCCTCGTCAATCTTACGAGATAGTGGTCTTGCTCCCATCTTACTGTCAAAGCCTTGGTCAACTAACCAATCAACAGTTGCTTCAGTAACACTAATATTAATGTGTTTGTCGCTTACTAGCTCATTAAGTTCATTAACAAACTTTACTACAATTTTACGCATTGCAAGATTGTCTAACTTTGCAAACTTAACAATAGCATCTAACCTATTCCTAAATTCTGGTTTAAAGAATTTTTTAATTGCTTTATCGTCTTCATGCAACTTTTCTAAGTCTCTACCAAAGCCAATGTTGTTTAGTTCGTTATCAGCCGCCCCTAAGTTACTGGTCATTAGCACAATAGTGTTTCTACAGTCTGCACGTTTACCATTAGAGCTTGTAACAAAACCTTCGTCCATTAGTGATAGCAATACACTGCTTAAGTCTGGATGTGCTTTTTCTATTTCGTCGAAGAGAATAACTGCATTGGGAGACTTTTCTATTTCCCTAACCAGTAAGCCACCACCTAAGTTACCGTCGTCATAGCCTACATATCCTGGAGGAGCACCAATAAGTTTAGACACAGAGTGTTTCTCTTGGTACTCTGACATATCAAAACGTATTAATTTCATACCCATGTGCTCTGCTAGTAATTTAGCAAACTCTGTTTTACCTGTGCCTGTGGGTCCCAAAAATAGAAAGTTACCGATCGGCCTATTGATAGTTTTAAGTCCTGCTCTAGCAACATAAATCTTTTCCAATACCGTATCAACTGCCGTGTCTTGCCCGTACAGTTTTTGCTTAATGTTTATTTCTAGGTTTTGCAGTCCTGTGTTAGTTTCCTCTGCACCAAGTTGGTCGATAGGGATCTTTGTAAACTTACTAATCAGATCCACAATATGACTCTTACGTAGTACATAATTAGGTGACCTAACTTTAAGTTTAGCACACGCAGTGTCAATTAAGTCCAACGCTTTATCTGGTAACTTCTTATCGCTTTGGTATCGCACACTTAGATCAACTGCCGATTCAATAGCCTCGTCACTGATCTTTCCTTTGTGAAACTTTTCAAATCCTTCCCTTAATCCATATAGGATGTCCTTTGCTACCTCAGGACTTGGCTCCTCAATTGTTAGTCTATGGAACCTACGCATCAATGCACGATCTTTTTCAAAACTCTGCGTATACTCTTCCCAGGTAGTTGATGCGATAACCTTAAGGTCACCTTTTGCTAGAGCTGGTTTAAACATTTCTGCGAAGGTTACTCCGCTACTGCTACCTGCTCCCGCACCGTGCATTTGATGTGCTTCATCAATAAACAGGACACAGTTGCCTTTTTCCTTAAGTGCTTCTAATACTTCTTTAACTTTATCCTCAAATTCTCCTCTGTACTTTGATCCTGCGAGCAAACTACCAATTTCTAAATTATATACGGTATACGGTAGTAGGTATTCAGGTGCATTTCCTTGACTTATTTTTAGAGCTAATCCTTCTGCAATAGCAGTCTTACCAACACCAGGATCACCTACCATTAAGATATTTGACTTATTCTTTTTAGCAAGTACATTAAATATCTCGTCTAGTTCTGATTCTCGTCCGATAACTGGATCTATTTTTTCTTTTGTTGCCAAGTCAGATAAATTTGTACAATAGTCATCTAAGACTGCATCTGCATGTTGGTGGTGTTTGCTTTTTCCTATTTTGTCTGTGTAGTTTTTATTAAAGAACGTTACCAAGCTCTGCGTATTAATTCCGTACTTCAATAGGAAATATGCGGCATGACTGTTAGATTCTTGCAATATGCTTACAAATAAGTCAATGGTTTGCATATGCGCTCTACCACTGAACATTACCTGTGTAAATGCTCTATTGAAGATACGTTCTAACGCATAGGTCTTCTTAGGAAGAATTTCACCTTCCCTAACAATTTCTTTTCTGCCCTCAAGGTAAAGTCGTAAATCCGCTGACAGATTATCATAATCCGCACCAAACTTTTTTAACATTATCGAAAAATTTTCGTAAGTAATAAGCGCCAGCAACAGATGTTCCGCTATAACATATTCATGTTTTAGTTCCTTGGCATAATCTGTTGCTTTAGCAATAATTGTGTCTATCTCAGGATTGTGTGCTAACATTTAAAGCCTTTTTTAATTTTTCTATTTCAGGTTTGTCGTTAATATTTGGTATAGTAATATTTAATTCAGCTATAAGGCTTCCCCTAATATTACAATTTGTATCTTGCCATAACCCTTTATTACTGATATTAAATTTAGTCTTACTTTGTGTTCCAGCAGGTATAGTTACATTATACATAGGCCCATCTAATCCTGCAACCTGAACTTTGCCACCTTTTATTGCTGTAGCCAAATCACAATAGACTCTGGTCATAACATCTACTTCTGTAACTTTAACCAAGTTTTTAGTATTTTGGTGTCTGATGTAGACATACAAGTCTCCTCTAGGAATGGTGTCAAAAAAGTTATCACCTAACCCTGGATACCTTATACGCATATTGTTTTGTATTCCAGCAGGTATTTGTATCTCAACCTCTGTATCTGCGCCCTTACTGGTTTGTACTCTTATAGTTTTAGTTTGTGATTCAGTAAGATCAGGTAACGGTATCTCCACAGTGATTTTCATATCTCTGTTACGACGTTGCTGTGGTTGCTGTGGTTGTTGTCTACGACCAAAGAAGTCAAATAAATCTCCGACCCCACCTTGGTCAAATCTATTATTGAATGCATTCGGGTCAAAGTTTTGACGATTACGGTGCCCACCAGCATCATACATTGCTCGTTTGTTTGGCGTACCAAGTACGTCGTATGCTTCCTGAAGTTGTCTGAACTGAGCTTCGTCACCACCCCTATCTGGGTGGTGTTTCATTGCTTGTTTGCGGTATGCTTTTTTGATTTCGTCTGCGCTGGCAGAACGTTCTACGCCCAGTGACTTATAGTAATCCATAGACATATTATACTATGTATAAAGCAGATTGTCAATTAACCTGCTTTACTGTCACGCTTTTCCATTGTGCGACCAAATGCTGAAATACCAAGTACTGCGCCCATTGCAATGTGGAAGAATCCAGCACCTTGTAAAGTTAGTGGAGCCCATTGTTGTGCTACTGCTCCCCCGTCTTGTTGTGCAAGTGTCCATAGTATCGGACCAACAATAAAATCAAATATACACACTGTCATGTACGTCCAGCCCATCGCCGGTCGCCACCTGTTTTTCATCCAGTCGTTTTTTGCTATAGTAGCCATTTTTTTCCTTAATTATGCCCTGGTGCTTTTGCTTCTACAAACATTTCGTGTACACGTTTTACTGGGTTATACTTACGAAACTTTACTTTTTGACTTTTTATATTCTTAGTCTTTTGTAAAGTGTAGTGATACGTGTGACTATCTCGAGTTTCACCTTCTGGTATTAGATATACAATGTCCTTACGTCCTGCCATTTATTTGTCTCCTTTAAATGATGAACTCTGTTTGCTTGTACCTGCATACAAACCAAACCATGCCGCACCTGCACCTACTACAACTGAGATTAATCCTGATTGTTCCATGGAGGGTGCAGGTAGTCCCATAAACCAATTTACTGTTCTGTACAGTAGCACAATGTAAATGGTTAAGAATAGTCTTGGAAATATACGCCAGCTATCAACTGCTTTTGCTAAATATATCCATTTCTGAAATGGATTTACTTGACTTTCCCTATTAACTATAGGGTCTATCTCCACTTCAATATTAATCTTCCTACTTACGGTGTTACCCTCTGTTCCCTCTGACAATGTCGTTCCTCTAAAGTAAAAATGATGCCGCTGTTTTGGCCCAGTTAAAGACTTGTGCTATTGCGGCTTTTCCTTCTAAATCCTTGCATTCTGCATCTATAAACTGCTCACGTTCTACGTCAGCCATTAGTTCTTTGTACTCAGATTCTGAGATGTCCTTTGCTTCTAATAGGTGAGTGAGTTCATCAACCTTACCAGCAACTTCCTTGAGCATAGCATCGTCACCTGCTTTAATGTTCTTTACAACTTCATACATTTCAGTTAATGTCATAGTTCTTTATCTCCTATAGCTTCCTGTACCTTAGCGGCGCTGGCGCTTAATGATTTCATTTTAAGTTTGCAATAGTCTGCACTAGGAGCGGCTGCGCCTGCTGTTTCGTGCTCCATGTACTTTTTCCCTAATCCTTCTGCAATTTCATACAGAGCACCAGTTAGTTCTATTACGTCTTTGTTTTCGTTTCTGTTAAAACTATACAACTGCAATTCTCTTGCCGCAACCCAGATAGTAGTTGCATAAGATCCTGCAATGCCTGGATCACCACAATAACTTTTTGCAATTTCTGCTGTGGCACTAACTTTACCTGCAAGTAGGTATTCGTTATTATCAAACCTTGCCATTGTGGCGGCATCGTACGATGCACATCCGTTAAGTATTAAAACAGCAAATAAAGCGGTGATTAATCTCATTTTATTAGTCCTTGCTTGTACACAGTTTTGCCGTTTTCTTTTAGTGCTGTGAGAATGCTTTTACGCTGTGCGCCATCAAAGTTGTAACTTACATGTACCCAACCTGAGTCAGGAATGCCTGGTGTGTAAAACTCCAAGATAACTTGGTCAAAGGCACAGTTGTCAACAATCCATTGTGCAACTTCTGCATTTGGGACACCAGGACACTCAATGTCAGCGGCTTCACCTTTGCAGTGTTGTGAACTGCTCGAACCACCAACTGCTTCGTTCAGCTTAGGTCCACGGTAGCCACTGTTGATAACTGTAATACCAAATTTATCTCTAACTTTTTGTACTACGTTTTCAAATAGTAACTTGGCAGCGTCTAAGTGCTTACCTTGTGGTGTGTTGTCAATACCTTGTCTTAATGCTGTTTGTGATTTTGTAAATTCTTGAAGTGAAAAATTCTTTGATAGTTTCATTTGTGCTCCTGGTTGATTAAATTATTCCTGCGGCACTCTGTAGTGCCTGTAGATCCTTGTCTTCGGTTCGTTCTGCCTTAATAGGCACATTGGCGACAGCCTGAAGTTGTTTTAATTCTGACTTACGCTTTATATCTTTTTTACTAGGGTGTTCTTTACTGTATTCTCTTGGAGTCAATGGTATCTCCCTTGCTAAATTTTCTACTGTGACATCATGATAGACTTTGCTTCTGTAATACCTAAACTTCCAGTCTTCTATTTTATCTTCTGTTAAGTTGAGCAAGTCTTCCAGCATCTGGTGAATATGAGTAGGTAATTCTTTATTCCTGTCTGCCTCAATGAATACCAGATACTTGCCGTCGTCACGCTCTCCTGCACTAACTTCAGCATCTAATAACCAATCATAACTTTTTTCCAGGAACGCCATCAAGTCTATTGCAGGATTCTTTTCTTTACATAATAACGCAATTGTGCAGATATCTTTATCATCGCCCATTTTACTTTTAAATGTATCGATGGTTATTTCAGGGATAACAGATCTTTTTAGATCGCCATACTCTAACCCTTCGTTAAATTTCTTCTGCATTTATTTCACCTTGATCTGTTTTAAACTGGGATTCATCAAACCCTTCTTCGTATGCCTGCTCGATGTCTTCTAAGTCGATGGTCTCGTTCTCAAGTTCTAATGCGCCACGTTCAATGTCACGCATTAAACTTTTTGGCAAAGTGATTTCAACCAACCAAACTGGCATCTTAGCAAGTTTGGGAACCTTTGTGCCTGCTTTAAAATCATCTGGGCTTTCAACTTTTATGGGATACTCTAATGTATCCTTGGTATATTTTACTTCACAGTCATATTGTAGTAAACGCTCTGCACCTCTAGGGTCTGGCATTGCTTTATTGGGCCACATAAACACAGCACTTACGTAGTACTTTTCAAATGTAGGTCCGCTAACTAGCTCGCCTTTTTTCCAGTTTTTAAAAGCATATAAGTCAAGCTCATCTAATACACGTTCGTAGTCAAGCAGTGCATCCAAACTGCTATTGCTCATATAAATGTCTTTTGTGTTTTCTAGTACTGCTTTCAATGAAGTTGCCATAATTTAATATCCGTTATTAACTATTTAGTTGAATTAGCCTTTAAGGTATGTACGAGTATTCAATGGATTTTTTTGATCTGTGGGCCCATCTTCACTGTCTGGATGCATTACAAATGCAATCATATCCTCATCATCACATACAAAATTATGCCAAGTATTACGTGGCATATAAAAAGCATCACCTGCTTTAAGGTCTACATTGTGTCCATTTTCTGTTTCTGTTGTACAATGTCCTTTTAGAACCAATCCGACCCGATGACTAGGGTGTACGTGTCTAGTTTGAACCATACCTGCTGGAAAATTTACGTAGTTAACACAGGGATCACCGCTACGTCCAGGATTAACAATATTAGTATTAGTCGCCCCATCCATGTACACTAGATTGCCCAAGTCTCCAGGTGTAACTAGTCCCACTACTTGCTCAGATGATCTAAAACCTGGCAGTTTGATAATAACAGCATGACCATCGGCTAATGTGTCTATTTCGTATGTCTGTGTTAACATACATGCCGCGGTGACTTTTTTTAGTAGCATGTCTTGGCCATCAAGACGACAATCAGACAATAAAACAATATCAGTGCCATCAGGTGTTCTAGTTACCTGTGTACCTGGTTCTATTTTATGTATTGCCATTTTCCAGCGATCAACGACTACACGACACTCGTTAATTTTTTCCATCAGTTGCATTTATGCCTCGTTCTTGTTTAGGTTTAAGTCCTGCATGTACATGTTCGTCTAACCAATATGTATCAACATATTTTACATATTTATGATTAGCATCCTTGTTAATAAACTTGTTAATATCTTCTGAATCCCATGCTACGGGAAAGTTTAAAATTTTGCTTGTCCATTTTAAGTAGTGTTCCTTATGTAAGAAAAATGCTTCGTGATCTAAGAAGTGACAACTAAAATGTGGTAACAATTCTGTGTAGTAGTATTCTTGTGCAATAGGTAGTGTTTCTTCTCTGCGTACTCTACGTTGTTGCTCTAAGTTAATGTTTTGGTCTCTAACAATAATTGCTATTTCTACTTCTATTCCCAACTGCTGTGCCTGTTTAGCCATTAAGTGTATTTTAGGAACTTGCTTAACACCATCAAATACAAAAGGTACGCTAACGTTCGCTACCCAGTAGTCATGCCCTTCAAAGTCTGCCATAGACATGCTGTTGGGGGTAACCCAATAAGGTGCAAATGTTTCTAGGTCACTGGGTATCCAGTACTCATCTATCAGTTCTTTCCAGCCACCCACATCGTGGTGTAAACTGAATAGGCGACTAAAAAGATGATTACCTGATCCTTGCGGTCCTGTTATAATGAGAAGTTTTTTGGCCATAAGGGTTGTTGCATGCGTTCAGGATGCCATTGCATGCAAGTATAATTATCTACTTGAAATGCTTCAACATAATTTCTTTTGTCTGTGGCAATAACTTCTATGTTAGCACCTTGCAGTACAGCAATGGTATGATGACTAGGCACTATGTGTTCTTTGCCTGACATTGTAATAGTGTGTTTGGTGTCCATGTGATTGTCTACTGGAATAGTACCTAACCCGTATTTTCTAGCAACTAGATGCATGCCTCTACAAACTCCCAGTACTGGTGTTTTGTGTTCGTCAACATAGTTAAATATTTCTGACTCGACATTAACTCTAGTATTGTCACCGTCGCCACCAGACAGTATTATTAAATCTACTGCGTCTAGTGTTTGTGTTAAGTTTTGGTTTGGAGTATTTGGAATCGGGATAAGTTGATGGGACTGTAATAAATCCCACCAACTCTGATCTAAACTATCGTAAGCTCTTCCCTTGTGTTGCAATACACGTTGTGTTATCGCAATCCGCATATACTAGTGTACGTATGCGTCTTCGATAATCTTACGTGCTTCTGGTATTTCTTGTGTGTTCATGCAAGAAACAGCATATAAGTCCATTCTCATAGCGTCAGCGATTGCTTCAACTTTGGCCTGAACTTCTGGATCTGCACATAGTTTTAAAAGTTTCTTCTCACCAATCTTGCTGTGGAAACCTTCGTCTCTAGCAATCTTAGCATAGCGAGTGCTAATAAAACTATCTTCAATGCAATCTGCCATTTTGTCCCAGACACGTTCTGCACGACCCTCAGCAATAAACTGATATGCGGCTAGTGCGGCTTCATCTTTGTCTGCGTCGTACTTGGCTAATAGGCTTGCGCCCTTAGCAGTTGGCTTTGCGGCTTCCTGAGCAATGGCTTCTGATACGTCTATCTTTTCGCCTTTAATGTGCTCAATTACTTCTTTAACCATTCTAAAGTGCCTGGCTTCATCTTGTGCTTGTTTTGTGAGTAACTCAAGTTCTACTGGATCTGTGTCTGCACCTAGTTCTGCAACCTGACGGCTGATTTCAACCATGTTCATACGCTCGTTAACCATTCGACCTACAAAGTGCTCAACTAATTTTTCCTGAGATGGCTTAGAATTAAAGTATGCTTCGACCTGCATCTCACTTGCTTTAAACAATGCTTCATTGTTGTCAGCAAGATTTTTCACAAATTGTTGTGCGTTCATTAATGTTTCTCCTTAAGGTGTGTGTATATACAATACTATTTATATAGTTTTCTAAGTTCTGACTCATTGTTAGGGAATTTGTTAAGATTGTAACATGCTAGCTCTATGCCGTTGTTACGTAGTTTTGCCTGCACTACTGCTTCACTTAATAGATTATGTGGTCGGGTATCATGCATGTATTTCTGTTTACTAGCCCACTTAACACCTACACTGTGTAGGAAAGTTTGGTCGTAAGGTTTTAAATTACAAAAGTTAAATATTTTATTGATAGTTGTCTCAAAGTTGTCTCTTAGTTCGTCAATATAAACTACTAGTTTATCATATGCTAAGTTGTCTATCATTAATTTTTGTTGAACGATGTTATCTGCAAGTCTATCCAATATACCGAAACTAAGTATCTCTCTTGCTACCCATCTATCCATGCTTAGTAGATCAGTTCTACCAAAATATTGTAGTGTGCGTCTATCTAAGTAGTCTAATGTTGGATTCGCATCCTGATAACTTACGGGTAAAAATATAGACGATGTTACCTCTTCTTTTTCTAAATAGTTTGATATACGCCAAACTTCGTCTTCTTCTCTGGCTAACAAAATAATGAGATTATCGATATTAGGTTTATTGTAAAACAGTTCTACATAGTGTGTTGTGTCTCCTACAGCACTGAAGTAGTTGACCTTAGGACTTATATCAAACAACATGTTACATGTTATATGATTGTGCGAACTGCCTGTCGATGTAAAAGGCAACTTATCTTCTGTACAGTGTTTGGTTAAATTATTAATACACCAATCTATAAAAACACCATAACTGCCTGCAGTGTAAAATATAAAATTTTCTATCACGGTTTATAATAAGAGAAGTATATTAAGTAAGGCACAATAATAAAAATTTGTGGTATAAAGTTCAACAACATAGACCACTCCCGCCAACGGTACCCAACGTACATCCAACCACTGGCACCTAGTAGTTGTAAGTAACTGTTCCAGGGTGTCCAACCGTTAACATGGAAAACCATTGCAATCAGTATTACAATTGCACTAGCATATTTAATGTACCAAACGTGATCTCTTTTCATTTTATTATGGTTACCAATATGTCTTTGTGTATAGTGGGAACATCAACAGCATATCCAAACTCACGTTCAATCCAGTCTGGAGTAAAGTATTCCCATTTTGCATCCACTTCGCATGCATATTCCAATATGCGTGTGTTTTGTGTTTGTATTTCCTGCAACATCTTTGCACTGTTCTTGTACCAACTGTAGTTTGGGTACTGTATCTTAAAACCGCCAGCTTCGTGCCACCAGGCATAACTTGCCATGTCTGGTCGATATACCATTATAAACCAACTGTCTGGATGATACACTTTTACTTGTCGCGGACTGTATGCCCAATCATGACTTTTGATTAGTTTGTGTCCACCAGGCTCAGTCCATGCTTGGTCAAAGTGCTTGTACCCATAAATGTGTGTGGGATCAAACTCCATACCCCAACCAAAGTATGCACCTTTGTGTCCACTATAGGCATGATGGTCGTATGCTCGTTCTGGGGTGCGGTCACTGGTATTAAATCCAGGTATGGTTTCAATAGTTTGTGCTATACCTGACCAACGTGATCCAGGCACACCAGTAAAAAATATATGTTCGGGTATTATCATAATATAAGTATAACGTACTTATTAAGGATTGTCGATGAATCAAAAATTACTTAACGAATATTTTGCATCAGTTTGGAAGCCCAGTACAAGTGGATTTGGAGAGACTGGCTTTAACTTAGCAAATGAAGTTAAAGACGACGAGTGGGTGCTTGATGTAGGGTGTGGGTATAACCCGTACAAAGATCTGATTAAGAACCTAGTAGGTATTGATCCTGCTAACGATGCGGCTGACCATAAAGAACAAATAGAGTTTTTTGATACAGATCAACGCTTTGATGTTGCATTCTGTTTGGGAAGTTTAAACTTTGGCGATAAAACTGTGGTAGAATATCAGATTGGCAGAATCATGCGACTGATGAAACCCAAGTCCAGAATATACTGGCGGTGTAATCCTGGCAACTACGACCACAATAACCAAATGCAATACCAGATACAGTTTTATCCTTGGCGTGAAGTTGATCACTATCTGATGGCACCGCAATGGGGCTATCGTGTAGAAGTGTGCAAACGAGACAGTGGATCTAAGAATAGAATCTATGCAGTCTGGGTGAGAGACTCGTAATTTATAGTCGGCATCGAGACAATAATAACACATTATAATTCTACTTGTAAGAGTATGTAAGTATTTTTGTGGACAACTGTAGTATTAGTTCACAGAGAATACTACTATGTCTACTAACGTACATATATTCAAAAATTGTAAGGAGAACAAATTGAGTAGAAAACATCGCAAAAGTAATTCAAAACGCCATGACAGCATTCCGTATCAAGATAATACAGTAGAATTTCAGAAGTATGCACCCAAACAACGCAACATTCGATTGCATCCAAAATCACTTAGACAGGAAACATATATTAATTTGTTGACGGATCCGGACAAATTAATCGTGTTTTCAACCGGCCCAGCAGGCACAGGAAAAACTATGTTAGCGGTGCTGGCAGGCTTACAGGCATATAGACAAGGAGACGTTAATAAGATTATTTTAACCCGCCCAGCTGTTGGCGTAGACGATGAACAGCATGGATTTTTACCAGGTACCATCAATCAGAAAATGGAACCGTGGACAAGACCACTATTTGATGTTATACACGAATATTATTCACCAAAAGAAACTGCAAAAATGTTAGACGAAGGTATAATTGAGATTTCTCCACTAGCATTTATGAGAGGCCGAACATTTAAAGATGCATGGATTATTGCAGACGAAATGCAAAATGCCACGCCAGGACAGATGAAGATGCTCCTAACCAGACTCGGTCAAAACAGTAAAATGGTGATAACAGGCGATACTCGCCAAGCAGATAGAAAGGAGGCAGATAACGGACTACTAAATTTTGAATCTTTATGCAATAGTTATGAAGGACTTAGTTACGTAGGCGGAGTCAAGATGTTAGGCAAAGATATACATAGACACCCTGCTGTTATAGAAGTTTTACAAATCTATTCAGACATTTAATCAGAGGATAAGAGCTGGTAGATTGCCTGCCAGTTCTTAACTCTAGGGTACGCTACGTCTATATTTCTATTATAGTCGTGGTCGATTAATATTGGTCGCAGACCTTGGGCTTCTCCAGCTATACAGTTTGCTATATTATCTTCTACCCAAAAATATCCCGTGTCTTTCCAGGCAGCCAATGCCTCATCCTTGTCAGCACCTGTGGGCAAGTAAGTGAATCCCACAAAAATATCACCAAACTGTTCTTTAAGATAGGAAGTTCTCATGTTCATTGACTCTGTCAAGTGGCTCATGCTACTGCATACATGGAATTTGTATCCTAGCTCGTCATGTATTCGCCTTACCCACTCATTAGAGTCTTTAAGAGTTTTTAACTGAGCAATAGATTTACTGTTATTAAACTCACACACATAACTATAACCCACTTCTCTGTCGATACCAAATCTATCGCCAATGGCGTACTCCAAGTGCCCGTTTTCTATCATTTCAAAGCCTTTTAACTCCATAAATGAGTTAAAACCGCCCTCCCAGTCGCATAAAACTCCGTCTACGTCCGTTAATATTACCTTGACCATAGTTCTGCCTCGCTTATTCGTTTTCTCAAATTAGATGTGCTGAACGAGTGTTGTCTTTTATTATAATATAATTCTATGCCTTTGTCGACACATATTTGTTTACCAGAAAAGTCTAACTGCTTATATTCTTCGCCAATAAATCGTCGATCAATTGTATAAGTTAGCAGTATGTCTAATAAGTCCTGTTCAGTTTCGTAAGGAATAATTTCATTAATATACTTACATCCTTTTAACTGAACATATCTTTCAAACACACTTTGAATAGGTTTATTCTTTTCAGGCCTATCAATCGTTGGATCTGTTTGTAATCCTACAATTAAATATTCACAGTTCTCACTTGCTTCTTTAAGCATAGCAACGTGACCACTATGGAATAAATCAAAACTACTAAACGAAATTCCTATCATATCATCGTAAATAACGATGGCTGGCTTCTTTCAATTTCTTTTTCGATAGTTTTAATGTATTCTGGATAGTGTTCTTTGTAATACGCATATAGTTCGTCCCAAGTTGCTCCTTGCCTAAGACCACAGCGTTCTACTTTCTGCGTAGACATATTAAGAATCACGCTCTGCGTTGACATATCACGTTTCTTTAAACCACGGCTTACTGCTATGACTTCGTCAAACTGCCAGTTGTCTGGATTATTACCAAAGCCTTTCTGTGCAGTGTTTGTACCTGGTTTAGGTTTCTGTATGTATTGACACAGTAGATATATATCTTTAGCCATTTAATCTGCATAACTCTGTAAATGTTGCTGATAAGTTTATTTCAGGATCAGCACAACTAATATGTTGTACAAGACCACGCCTAATAGTTATAATTGCTTCATCTTGTGCTTCATCAGTCTCTCCCCACAATGTGATGTTGTCGTACATCCATCTAAAAACACCTTCCATCTCATCTGGGCGCACACTGTCAACGAGTTTTTGTCTTGCCTGTTTAAGTTCACCTGCCTTAAACAACTTAACAACGTCTAACTTAAACTCACCACCACCTTGTTGACTTGCTTGTGTTTCTACAAGTATGCCAGAACTGCTATTCATCTGTGTCATGTTTAAACACTTACGCAAGTCTGGGTATGTTGCTTTAACATAGTTGTCTAACACATCAAGTTCAAACTCAATGCCTTCCTCAATCATCACCTTAGCAATACGAGCAGTAAACTCTATTTGGTCAGTCTTAGCAATGTGAAAGCCTTGACATCTAGAATGTATTGCAGGAATAATCTTATGTGGATAGTTACAGGTTAGTATAAATCTTGCTGTCTGATGATTGGCTTCCATAACTCCACGCATACATGCTTGTGCTTCTGGAGTTAAGTAGTCTGCCTCATCTAAGAGGATAATTTTAAACTCACCGAAAGGCATAGTGCTTGAGAAGTTTACAATCTTGTCTCTTACAAGATCAATGCCACGTTCACGACTAGCATTAATTTCTAAGACGTCCATGTCATCAACTTCTAGTTCATGCATTAACATCTTAGCAAGGGTTGTTTTACCAGTACCCGGGCTACCACTTAGTAGTAAGTGTGGGATACTCTTTTCTTTAACCCAGGATTCTACTTGTTGGCGTTGTGTGTTGTCTGTAAAAACATAGTCAGCAACAGTCTTGGGTCTATATAGTTCAGTCCATAATTGGTTCATATAGAGTATTATACAGTAGTTATTGAAAAATGTCTAGTCTGCAAGTTCTCTGGTTTTACGTTCGGCATGCACAGAATCTGCAATTGTTTCTGCATTGGGCTCATCGTCACTTACCATTAAGATAGCGTCTGGATCAGCTCTGCGTATAGTAAGTTCTTCGCCATCTTGGGTAATGTTAATTCCACGACTCCAACGTCCGTGTTCTAACAGTACCCACTGTCCCACAGTAACATCTGTTTGCTCAGGACCAACAGCATATACTTGTGCCCAACGTGGACGTATACCATCTGTCTTGCCGTCGTCAGCCAACAACACGATACCGCTGTCCAGTGTACGTCCTGCAAAGTTCATGTCACGCACAACTACATTGTTGTGTAGTGGTTTAATTGTTTTGCCTTCAAAGTCAAGGCGAAATTGATATCCTATATTTTTTCCGTATGGATTCTCTTGCATATTATACCCTTTCTAAATTCTTTTAACGCCGGTTGATAGACTATTAAGTTTAATTTCAGGCTCTGATACTTCTACTTTTCTAGCAAGTGCCGCTGCCAAACCACCACGCATTGTTTTAGATTCTTCGGTTGGTGTTGCAACTTCTTCAACTTTTGGTTTGGGCTCTGCGCTAACACCCGGCGCTGGCTCAGCCATTGCGGCTTCACTATGCATTGCGTCGGTGTATACACGGTCATCTTGTGGCACCATAGTATGAACTTTATAAGTTGCATCTATTACTTCTTTTCTGGTCTTTACAATACTACCACCAAATCCCAACTCGTCGCCCCGAGCATTTACTTTCATATTACCAACAGCAATGGTATCTTCGTTGGCGAGTCGCAGACGTTCCATATCAATAGTCGCACCTCTTGCTGTTCTATGTATTTTTCTAGCCATAATTGAAAACTCCTTTATATACGTATATATTATATTTACCGCAAAAATTCTGTGTAATCTAAATTATGTTTAACGCTGTCTACTTTGTGTATGCCTATCAGATACAGTATATAACTAGCCACACTTGATCCACGACCTACTCCCCATACCACATTGTTTTCTCTCATTACGTCAACTAGATATATGAGATAGCGTAGCATAGGTATCATGTTTAAATCTGCAAATGCTTGATATTCCGTTATAACTCTATCTATAATGCTTTGTGGTTTGTCAGTTAACTGTTTACTGAGGTAATCCATGACGTCTATTTGTTCATACTCTTTGGGAATAAAGTACTCTGCTTGGTGTGCTAGATCAAATTGCTCTTGTGTGAGCCATTTAGTTGTGTCTAATCTAGGCTGTTTAAGCTCTGGAATCTTTAAATGTAATTGCTTAACAGCATTATTGTATTCGTCTGGATCATTAATTTCGTAATCTGTAACATCCATGTCAGGATCACGGTAAAGCATAGTGACTAGATCATCTGATTCTAAAAATGTCTGTCCAAACTGGTTACTTACCACGTTTTCCGCCCTTAACTACTTTGCCGGTAAACTTTCTAAAATCTATTATCTCTGCTTCTTCCTCTTGTGGTTCTTTCCATCCTAGATATAAGTCGTCCCAGACTGGAAATTCTAACATCTCATTCTCTTTGTAGTCACCTACGTAGATATCTGATCTCATGTACCAGGGAATACCGTCTTTTGCCTTGATCCATGGTGCTTTACTGTAAGCACTGTAATCATGTTCACAATCAGCATAGAACTCTATGTCTCTTCCTTGCCAACTACTTAGACTTATCTGATCGATGTTCGCTTTGTCTTCAAGAATAGCCTGACCTTTAAGAAACAGATAGTCTACCATTATACTATCGTAAGGTTCTGCGTAAAACTGACTATACAAGTTATTAACACTTCCTTTTAGTTTTTTAAGTAAAGGGTTATTGTACTTTATAAAAATTGTAGACTCAAATATACTCTCAGTTAAAAACTTAACTCGATCGTATGCTATTTTTTGTTCGTGTTGATCTGCTGACACCAATGAGATTGCATAACTTATGTCGTACTTATTTGACAGTATACGATCATTGATTACAGCAGTTGCAGTGAACTGCTTTGATATTCTTATGCTTGCTTCCATAAAATTACTTTATATCGATAATATTTTTGAAATCTTTACCGTTCTTATCCATTAATTTCTCAAGTTCTTTGCGCTGTCTGAACATAACTTCGTCTTGAAGTTGTGCGTTAACCAGTTGCATTTGCTGTATGAGACCGGAATTTGCGCCTACTCTATACACTGAAGATAATTTTCGAGAAATATCCTGTGCCCGATCATTAAGTTCCTGATCATTAAGTTCTGATAAGTCGTTTAGTAAAGGATGAAACATATTGTTATTTATAAGTCGCCTTCATGCCTGTTTTCACTATAGTGTGCATCAAACTTGCCACCTGGATAACGTGACTCCAACTTCTTAATGTTTTCTTCTATTACGTCGTTTGGATCTAGGTTAAGTGCTCTACAAGCATTTATCCAGTACCACGCAACATCACCAAGTTCACGTTTCATATGGAATATAGCATCTTCGTCACACGGTTTGCCTTGGAATATAATCTTTTTAGGTATCTCTGCAAACTCACCTGACTCTGCGGCCAATCCAAGAGCGGCTGTAAGTAACAGTGCTGGATTAATGTCTGTGTGTATGTTGAGACTAGCGAGGGTTTCTACCAGTCTTCCTGTAATATTGGATTGTTCGCTTGTTACTTCTGCAACAAAATCCTTGTACTTGTTTAAGTCTATCATGTGCTCTCCTTGTATGTTATTATAACTAAAGCCGATGATAAAGTCAAAGAAAAAGGCTAGTTTACTAGCCCGTTTCCCCGTTTATTTTAACTTAGGTTAGTATGCGCTAACTCCCGCCCTCTTCCAAATTACTGTGGAGCCATCGTAAATGCCTGTACATACATACACATAGGAAGCATCAATAGCGAGCAACCCTGCCACGTCGCCTGCCTGTCCAATGTTTGCTGGCGTTACGGTGTTTAATCTAAGTCTGTTTGCATGTATTCTTGTTAAATTTCGTGTAATATCGTTTACTGCAATTGCTGAGCCATTGTCTTCTGTGGTAAATTCAAAAATATAGGTGCCTACTTCATCAAAAGTAATAACTCTTGAGCTAATACCTGCGATGTTTTCGTGTCCGATACTTACTGCTGTGGGTAATGTTACTGTGTGGCCCACGTTGCTAATTGTAACCTCTACTTTGATTCGTCCCAACTGTCCTGCTGGGGGGAAATTACTAAACGCAAACGTTAATGAACCCGTTGCTGTTACAGTTTGGTAATGTCCCTCAGTATGGCTGAAAGTCATTGTGCCTGAGGTTGAGCCTTTGTCAAGCCTTGCTTCTGAAAAGTCTTGTATCTTAGCCGCTTTAATAAGCGCATCGTTCATGTCATTGTCAAGTGAACCACCCGACAATGCGGACTTAAGAATAACTTTACTTTGCAAGTCTTCAAGTTCTGTCTTAGCATACGTAAAGTTATTTTTAGAATTTGTGAAATTGTCTCTAAAACCTTGACTGTCATTGTCTTGTCCAGCTACTGGATACAAGCCGTCAATGGTATTTGGATTAATATTACTGGCCATTTATAGTTCCTTAATCTGTCTGATACTGTATTAGTTCGTAGTCTACGTTTGGTTCTCGTCCGAATATGCCTCTTCTCGGAAATACCAAGTATTTATCGTTCTGATCGGGCTCTTCGTATACATCTTTATATTTAACAAACTTAGTGCCTGCACCGTCAAAAGTTGTCTCTGCTCCGTATTTAACCCCATCCTCATCAAATGATGTTTCTCCAGCAGAAGTAAACACGCCCAGAGATTTATCGTAATTCTTGCTCAAGTTAAGATCATGAACGTATCTGTCTGTTTCCCATTTTATGTCTTTAAAATCAAAATTATTATTGGCAATGTGTCTAGTTAACAGGAATGCTATTTGTTCCGCATTGCCTGATGTAACATATGCTAGTATAGCATAGTGCTTGTAGTTTAGAGTCTGATCATTTTTTTGTTTACTTGTTTGCCAGTCTGGTAATGTGCCAACGTTAGATTGGCCAACACCAGTAACCATTGCTTGTTGCATGTTTAATATACTATTTGGGTACACCAGGTACTCATTAGTTGCACTTGCTTGCCAGTGCCCTGACGACACATCTATGTAACCTTTGTCTACACTAAGTGTATTATCTATTTTGTTAGAAAGATTTAATGAACTACTCGTGCTTTTTCCCAGGGTATTTTCCTGATCGTCTGTTATTTCCACATAGACAACTTCGTATCTGGTAGTTCCATCAGTGTTTAGTGCTCTGGCGGACCCTATACCTCCAAACTTTAATTTCTTGTTGTAGTGGTTTTTACTCATTCCTGCTACGTATTGATTTACTGACTTGGGCTCTAACCCGGTAGCAACCATAAATCTTAAATCTGTCTGCTTACCAAAATACGGATCTGACGATCTATAAATCTTAGTTGCAGGGAAAATATTAGCATTGTTTAATAATGATGTAAAACTTGACCTATCAGTATTCTTAGTTCTGCTTACAAAGTATAAATCTTCATACGGTTTGGTATTAGCAACGGTAATAGTAATAGTAAAGTCTCTGGTTACAGTAATTTCCCCTTCTAAGTCATATGCCTCTATAGTACTTGTAAAGGTAGTATCGAACGATAACGTATCTGTGTCAAAAGAAATATCACCACTATCTAGTTGGAAAACATTAAAACTACATCGACCTACAATAAGCCCGTTGTCTAATAATTTAAGACCTTGAGGTAGTCTATTTAACTCGCCTCTTTTTAATCTGTAGTATAACGTTCTATCCAATGGATTAGTCGCTTCCACGTATAATTCACTTACTGCACCATTTTCTATTGATCCCAGTGCCGCAGGAGTTGCCCATGTAACTAATCTTAGCAAATCAGTAACTAGTGTTAAGGTAACGATTTCAACGTCGCTCTGGTAATCGTTAAACTCTGCCTTTTCTACCTGAATACCAAATGTAAATTCTTGTTGCGTAAGTGCCTGGATAGGTATGTATCCATGTAGCCAACCGGTGTCGGCATTTAGGGTTAGTCCAGGGGGAGCAATAAAGTCTCCGCCAGAATATCTCTGAGAATCAAAGCCACCGTCGTCATATAGGGAGCCTGAACCCAAGGATAACGCATATGTTATGCGGTCACCATCAAAATCAAAGCCATCAAATTTATATGCAAAGTAATTATCATGCAATATCGTACCCAGTGTGGTCGGCGCATACCGTAATACTGGCAGTCGTTTGTTGTCAGTGTCTGTTGTAAGTAAGTCTTGGTGATCTGCTGTAAAATCTTCTGCGTCAGCAGTCAATGTATCTTTACTTAATACTTCAATAGTATAAGTGGCTACGTCAAAGTCCTTGCCGTCTGTTGCACTAATTTCAAAACTATATGTTTTATTAACACTGGGACTTGAATTATCCCAGGGAAATTCGTCCCACTCTTGGAAATCAAATCCAGGATTAGGATTAGCAATAAGTGCTTGTGGTGTTGTATAACCAGATATTAATCCTGTTGTACTAACTGTTAGTCCTGGCGGAAGTTCACCAGTAGAAAATGACCACGTAATTATGTCATCAATATCTAAGTCAACAGCAAGTAGTTGGAAACTAAAGAAAGTGCCGTCATATACAATACCCAGGCGTTGCGATAAAGTAGTAATATTAGGCGGGTTTTGACCTGTAACGGTTAACTGAAAAGTTCTGTCTGCAATATGACCGCTTGGAGTGGATACTCTAACCGCAAATCTGCTGGTCTCGTTCTGTCCAACATCTAACGGAACACCTCTTAAGAATACTTTATTTTTTGTAGGAGTACCTTCAATAAACCCATCGTCTTTAAGACTGAGGCCACGTGGCAACGCTCCTGCTGTAATAGTGTACGTTAACGAGGGACTAATAGGCTGATCCGAGTCATTGACATCAAAACGTAGATTGTAAAATTGACGTTCTGCAATGATACCCAAATCACCTTCAGGTGTTTGCCAAACTGGTTTTGCCACTATAAAAACTCCTTATAGTGTATTTATACTTACGGTGCTGGTGCAGTATGGGTTAAAAGTCCGTTAGTTGTCCAAGCACAGTATAACTTCCGCTGTTATTGAGAATAGTTAACGAAACAGTATCTACACGACTTGTAGTTCCAGTAGGTTCTGAATTGCCTTGCCAATTAATAGTTTGGCCCGCACCACCTATCTGTACTACGTTTGGAATATATGCTGTGCCGCCCTGCACCAATACCAATGTGACTGCTGTAGCATAACTTGTGTCTAATTGTAAGTTTGTAAAGTTTGCAGTGAAGTTAGCACTAATACTTGTGTGGTAAAATATGTTTCCGTTTGCGCAATCATGTGCTACTGTGCCAGTGGCCCCAGTTAGTGTGCTAAATCTGTCTTGTGTGCCTTCTTCTAGTCTTAGGCCACTGTTAATTACAACTGTACCAGTGCCGTTCGGTTCTAGTTGTAGGTCTTCGTTGCTACGTGCTGTAGTAATCTTAAATCCGTTTACATCTAAGTCGCCACCTAGTTGAGGCGTCGTATCACTGACTACATCTGTAATACCTGTATCAGTTGCGTCGATTGTAATGTTACCTTCAGCGTCACTTGATGTGCTTACATTGGTACCACCTATAATCTTAATACCTTCTAGGTCACCAACACCACGCATTGTGCTGTCATCTGCCCCAACATAAAATAGTGGTTCGTTAAAATAACGTAACTTTGCACGTTTCCAAATTAGTGTACTGCCGTCATATGCAACTGTTGATTTGTATAGATAGTCATCGTTCTGACTGAATAAGTTGTCTGCATCACCAACCGCACCAATACCATCAAGTCCAAAGTCTGTTCTTGGTTGAAACGAAATTGTATCTGAGTTTGTCTCTAATGCGGCAACACCCTTAACATTTAAGATAAGATTCTGATTGGATGCGGCACCAGCGGCACTAATTGTATTACCATCGATGTTTATATCATCTACATCTAATTCAGTAAGTGTTCCTGTTTTATTAATACCATCAATAATTGTTGTACTGTCATCACCAAATACACTACCAATTAAGTCACCGTCTACAACACCAGTTAAGTTACCAGTTAAGTTAAATGAGGCGTTGGATACTGTGGCGCCGTTTAAATTTACTGTGCCAGAGAAGGTTGCTGATGTGCTGTTGTTTATATCAGCAAGTAGTGTTCCTGTTTCATCTATAACAATAGATGAATCTTTCATCAAGTATCTGTCTACTTGTGTTTCATCACCATAGAACACACCAGCAGTAATAATTGCATCGCCTGCACCAGTTAATGTTGTAAATCCCGTAATTGTTGTTGCATTTAGTGTTGTAATTGTGCCACTTGTGGAATTAATAGTACCAACTATTTCGTTAGCACCACCATCTACTAGAATAGTACTGTCGTTGCCAAACACACTACCTACTAGGTCTCCATCAAGTTGACCATCTACCGCTATATCGCTCAGAGTCAATACAACTGCGCCTGTTTCACCATTAACACTAGTTACTGATTCTGTGTAACTAATTACACCACTTCCGCTATCGTAACTAATACTGCCTGTCGCACTTAATGCGGCTCTTGCTCTAGTATTAGTGTAATATAAATTTGTGCCTTCAATAAGATTAGTTGTTGTGTGGTTGCTGATACTACTAACTGTGCCAGTAACATCACCTGTTAAATTTCCAATGACATTGGCACTTAATGATGTGCTTAGTGTTAGAGTACCTGTAATACTGACTGGACTATCCAATACAACACTACCCGTACCAGCTGGATCCAGTGTTATATTGCCGTTAGTATCTGTACTTGAGAGCGTGTTACCTGAGATAGCAAGATTATCTATCTTAACTTTTCCAGTGCCATTGGGGTCTAAGATAATGTCCCCATTAGAGTTCGCTGAACTTAAAGTATTACCACTAATGTCTAGGTTGCTTAATGATTCGCCCCCTAGTTCAGTATAGAGCTCTAGGAAGTTATCATTGACTTTGTCCATAGCATCACGGAGTTTATCTCCCGTGCCGTCATTCTGAATGGTACCTATGTTAATTGTCTGTCTTGCCATTGTTTATCCTTACCAAGTGCTTATAGCGGTTCTTGCCCAAATTGCTGTTGATCCGTCGTAGGTTCCTGTACAAACATAGATGTAACTGCTGTCCCATGCTACCAGTCCTGCAACATCACCACTTGCGCCTATGCTTGCGGCTGGCGTCTTACTTGTACTAATTTTAAACTGGTCATCATCTATAACAACCAGTCCTGTACCGTTAGGATCTAGTGTGATGTTGCCGTTAGTATTAGTGCTTGCGATGGTATTGCTACTAATGTCTATGTTTGTTCCAACGGCTGATGCGCCATAAACTTCCTGGAAGTTATCGTTTATTTTATCAAATGCTGATCTTATAGGGTCGCCTGTGCCATCGTTGGCACTAGATCCAATATTAATAAGTTGTCTTGCCATATTAAAGTATCCTTGATTACTGTTACTGTTATTTATTAGTTTCAGTAATCAAGGACTAAGTTTAGCTTGGAGTAAATGATGATCCGCATCCGCAAGTAGATGCGGCATTGGGATTTTTTATAGTAAAGTTATCACCATTGATATCTTGTTCGTAACCTATTGTAACTCCCTGGAGGTATGCGCTACTCATTGAGTCCACCAGTACACTAACATCACCTTCCGTTATAACGAAGTCGTCTTCTTCCTGAGTTTGCTCAATAGCAAAGCCGTACTGGAAGCCTGAGCATCCACCGCCCTGAATAAAGATACGTAACTTTGATCCAGGGTTTTCCTCATTTAAAATAGTAGTTAATTTAGTTAAAGCTGATTCAGTTATTTCAATCATAGTAAGTGCCTCTTGTTTCCTATACTAGTATTTAACACAGGATTTAGATCATCAGCATCTGGGTAAGGCTCAGACGTTTTAGTAACAGGTTCCTTGTCCTTGCTTTGTTCTATAGAATACTGTAGGAAGAACTCTAGTTCTTCAGACATATTTGTGTCTGCTTTAATCGCTCCTGCTGGGCACTCTGGCTCACACACACCACAGTCAATGCACTCTTCAGGATTAATTACCAGCATTGTTCCTGCATCGTAAAAACAGTCTACTAGCTAAGGGCAGACTTCAACACAATCTGTATACTTGCATTTAATACAAGCGTCGTTCACGATATATGTCATAGTCCGCCTAGCCCTCCCTGTAGGGATTGCCGACCCTGATCGGAACATACTTGCGTATGTCTATAATGTGTTCTATACATTCTGAATAACCTCCAAATCTGATTTTAGGTTTATGGGGTACTACTGACTGCCAATATTAAGCCTAATAGAAGATATAACAAACTCAATATCCTCGTTACCAGTATCGATTAGGTTAGACTCAACAAGTTTTTCCTGTACTTGAGTAACTGATATATTGCCACCAAAACTGCGTTCCCACAGTTCCAGTAATACTGCATGTGCCTGTGGGTTGGCTTTTATTCTTTCTAGTGTCTGTGCTGTGACGGTTATTCCCATTACTCGTAGTCCTCTGCGGTTAGCCTGTTCATCATGTCAAGTATTTTCCCAAGTTGCATTTCTGGATCTTGCACTGGAACGCATCCTGCTTTTACGTTCTGGAGCCGCCATTCATCAGCGTAGGTCAAACACTCGTACTCGTTACTGAATGTGGCTACGTTGCTAACACCCATTGCGGTTACTAAAATAAGTTCGTATAACATGATATCTCCTTTAAGCATAGTATTATACGCTTAATTCAGGTTGATGTCACTCTATTTGTTATTCAAACAGTTCTTCTTCTTCACGCATGAACTGGAATTCTTCCATGTCAGGTGGTTCCTCACCAAGGGGGCCGTTAGTAATAACTTCTCTTGGTGGTAGCATGTCAAGTGTAGTATGAACTTCCTCATAGCCTGGCTTCACGTTAACCCCTGCACACATTCTACTAACTTCTGAAAACTGAGGTCCTAGTTCTAAGTTTTGATATTTTGCACACTGTTTAAGCAATTCCATCTGTTGTTTTAGTAATTCATTTTCCAACATGATTTTTTGATACCGTGTAGTACAGGTTCCAAAAAGCGGGATCCGCAATCTAATACCTACAGTTGCACGATCATCAAGATATCCACTCAGATTTTGACCTGTGCCTGTATTGGTGTTTTGTGAATATTCAACATAGGGTTCAAGATCTGCTAACGCACAATGCCCCGGACTCATCCCTAAATATTGCGTCTGTTGTGAGTATGCTGATGTTGAGAATAATAAAAATAATAGTAAAGTAAGTTTTTTCATATCAGTACCCACCAAAGTCTATTTTTTGTCTTAATTGCTGGATAGCATTTTGTTGTTGGTAGTAAGCATCTTTAAGTTGATAGTACGACTGCTCTAGTGAACGAAACTCTGCTTCCGATGCTAACATGTGTTGGTTATCTTGTAGGGCTTGTCCCCTTACTCTAACTTCGGCAATCCCAGACGCCATGTTGGTCATTTCAATCAGCATACGTTCACTGCCATCTTTGTACAGGGTTTCAACACCTGCTAATCGAATCTGTAACTTTTCGATTGCACTTTGTACTCGACTGTCTAGTTTTTCGGTCTGAACGTTTGTATCTTTTTCGGTAACGTTCAGTGCCTGTTGCAGTTCGGCAATATGTTTTTCGTTAAATCCCACCGTTGCCTGCAATGTGTGGATATAACTTAATCCAACATACACCGAACTGATCACTGCCGCAATTGCAGGAATCATTAATACATACTTCCAGATATTATTCACAATAAGTTCCTAGGTTAACACCAGTACTTATTGTATTGGGTACAAAAACTAAGCCTAAGTTAGTCTTCTTTTTTCCAAAGAGTCCAAGCGCCGTATGCAATAGCACCGTATGCTACTATACTTGCAATAGGTTTAAATATTAGAAATACCACACCAGCACCTACTAGAACAATACCGTCCCAACTTGTGCGCTCTGTTAATCGTGTTGTTACCCATTTAGTAATCATAATTCGTTCTCTCCTTGGTTATATCTGTTGTCTAATAGAATAAAGCTGTCGCCTGCTCCAAGTACACATGCTATGGTGTCATTTAACTCTAATAGCACCCACACATTTGAATCATTGGTAAAAAGAACTTGATTATTCTGGAATTCGTCATCTTTATTTTGTGCTTGCCATACGACGTTTAAGCCTTGTGCTTTGATGCCTTCTAATACATACATCAAGGACCAACAGTTCACCGGCTTAACCTGTTTGTCTGCTTCTATGTACTGGTCGGATTCCTCCTTTTCCAAATTGTCATCTGCAAGGCCAACTCCAATTACAAAGCAAATGACAACAAGAACTGTGACTAGTATTTTCTTCATCTCTAATCCCACAAGTTCTGGAGGTAGACTCCAAACAGGCGGAATCCATTTTGTATACG